TAAGTTAGGTGATTGCTCTATCCTAGCCAAAAACTTCTGGATTGGACCATAGGCAAGAGGAACCTTCATCACACTGACAGATTTTGCATTGCTGTCTACGTGCTTAATCTGTATGTTATTAAAAAGCGTTCCAAAACCGATAACGGTTTTACGCAGGATCTCATGATAGAAATATTCAAACACAGACCAAATAGCGAATTAACTAATTACTATTTAACAGATTTTCAGATCCACCCATCGTAATCGTAGTACCATTCTTTGTGGCCATCCTATACATTTTCTCATGCATAGTAACTACTTCCTCAGCACCTTTCTCACTATCAGGTGTTGACTTATGACGTGAAGCATAATTTTCAGTTGATTTATCAGTCGCAAGGGGCATAGAATCTAAGGGGTTTGGAAACCATTCTAAGTCTCCATCAGGGTCATAATAACCATGTGTTACTTTTGCTGTCATTTATGCTTCTCCAAATGGATTTCCTCTACTCCAATCTATTATATCATCTGATGCTGATTGAATGTTATCGTTATCAGCATATGGTGTAACTAAATCATCAGTAGTATCCACTGCAAGAGTGTAAACTGCCGCTGATTCGTCACCAGTAATAGACTCTCCTTCGAGGAATGTTCCTGTCGCAATACCCACCACAAGGGTCTTAGTACTTCCGTCCCAAGACTTGACTCTAGCTTTCGTGCCTGTCGTTCCACCTGTAACCTCCTCATTAAAGTAGAAATCACCAGATCCAAGTAAACCTGGATTACTAATAGTGATTGTAGGAACAGTAGTATATCCTGCACCTGCGTTAGACAGTCTAGCAGAGCGTATAGTGCCTCCTACAGCAACTACTTCACCAAGTGCTGTAGTGCCTGTTACAGGCGCACTGAAGGTGATTGTGGGGGTTGTACCATAATATCCGTCACCACCATCTGTAATAGTTACTATACCAACTGTACCTGTAGTAGCAATACCGACTGTTACAGCAATACCTGTTCCACCTCCACCAGCAAAACTAATAAGTGGTGGTTCTGTATATCCAGCACCAGGATCAGTTATCCGGATACTTTCAATAGCATAGGAAGTAGTAAGTCCAACCTTACTAGTTGTTATTGCTACAGCAGTAGCTGTAATGCCGCCACCTGGAGCAGAAGAAATTGCAACTGTGGGGGTTGCCCTGTATCCATTTCCAGGATTAATGAGATCAATGAACTGAATACCGCCGTTTCTAAATGTGGTGACAGCAGTAGCTGTTGTTCCGACACCAGTAAGTGTGAGAGTTTGTGAGTATCCAATCTCGGTGGTTTCATCATCAATTGTACCAATTCCAGTATCAATCGTTTCGTCTTCGTAACGGAATACTTCACACTGGAGTTCGTAGACATATAATTCTTTTAACTGATAAAATGGTTTAGCGTGTTCAACAAACTTAATTTCATACAGTCTATCATCTAACGGGAACCATATTAAATCTCCTTCCTTCGGTCTGGTGGATAATTTAATTCCCGTTTCATTTCTAATAAGAGGATGGATGTATGATTCAAACCTTTCTCTGGAAATAACCAAATTAATATCATCTTGTACTTCCACACCAAACTTTGATAGTATTCTACCATTACCTTGATAGACATCATAGTTCTGAACGTATGCTTCTAATGGATAAGCATCATCAAACTTTGACTGTACTACCTCTTTAATAATAGTATTTGTCGTCAAGTATTTGCGTGGAATATAATAGCATTCCACACCATAAACCTTAATCATCTCATTATTGAGAGATTGAATAAGGTCCTGCTCGTTACGAGTACCTTGAGTGAAGAATGGATTTAATGCCATTACGCTATCATATCAAGAGGTGGAATCTCATAACTACGCATCATTTCTTCAGCAATCTTATCTATTTCAAGTTGAGCATCGTCATACATCTGACGGCCGTTCAACTCAATACCACCAGGGAGTTTGACACCTTGGAACTTAATAAGATTTTGTCCCCACTGCCTCTTCATAAGAGCAGTATAATATCTCTTCACAAACCTATCATTATAGACTTTAGTGAAATCATCAGGATCTAAAATTCTATAACAGTCAATGATTAAAAAATCATCCTTTGTTAATTCTGCCCAATCAATATCAAGATATAATCTCTCTTGTCTAATATTAAATCTAATCTGCTTCTCTGTGTTCAATAAGAAATCAATATCTGATAATTTAGTCTTAACCATTGAATAGGTTAAGAGTTCCATTGAATCAAAGTAGTAAACATCATTTAAGAATAACTGATATTTCACACTGAACATATTATTCGTCATCGTGTTCGAACCATCGAACCGATAAATCTTCTCTACACCAACTACTGAAGATGGTAACTTAATATAATTTTGATTCTCCTCATAATCAAAAGTGCCTAGAGTAGAATCAGTTACTGTAGTAGTTACAATACCTACTGGATCAGTAGCACCAGGGCCCTTTCCCCTATCAATATCATCTTGAGTAACTCTATATTTTAACGGCATCCGCAAAACGCCATCATAATGCCTTTCCTGGAACATCTGGAAAGCATCGTCTAATAGATCTTCACATTGTTCGTCAGCAATATTAATTTCGACAACAGGAGCACCTAATTGCCGTTTAGCGTAATCTATTAATCCGGATCTGGAGCTAGGCTTCGCCATATTACCAAGTTTTTATCTATTTATTAAAGGGTAGAAGATATACCACCTCTAACTATAATTTGTCCTTCTACTATTCTATTTACCGTTGTTCCAGTCTTCGCGTTTACATCGTAAAAATATCTACCTTCTTTTAAATCTGATGTCTGTGTGGTATTTAAACCAATATGGAATTTACCATCATAAGCACTAGTAAATCCAACTGTAAAAGTAGCAGTCGCTGCAGCACCAACGTGCTTTGCCAGTTGTCCTGATAAATGTGTATGATTTGTGAAATCATATGCACTACCTGCAGTAGTATTAACAGTGTAAGTGCAAGTAAATGAAGCACCGACATTTATCACCAAGTCAGAAACTGGTGGATAGTCAGATGTGCTATCGAATGTGAATGTTCTAGTTGCCATTTACTAAAGCCTTTAGCATGTCTTTGATTTCTTTAAGTTCACCTTTAAGACTGTCTAATTCAGCCTTTTCACTATCTTTACGCTTACGCGATTCAAGATACTTTTGATGTTCATTCATATCAGTGGAAACAATTGCGTTTGATTCTTCATCTCTATAAAGAGCATGAGTATTTTCAACAGGGATTAAAGTCATGAAAGAGCAATTGTCCTGAATTCTCTAATAACAGGAGGTTTCGCCTGATTAGTTCCAGTCATCATAATCTTAATCTTGAACCCAGTAAATTCAGACAAATCATCAATAGTAAATTCATAATCACGGTAGTCACCCCTTCCTTGGGAAGGTGGAACAAACCTATCTGGTAATCCAGAATTATTCTTAGTATCTATAATGTTCCCGTTCTCAATATTATCATACCCTGGGAAGAGTTCATAACGTATTTCATTTTCTGAAGAATCCTGTCTGAATAATGAGTATGCTACTCTAATATCAGAGGTGCTTGCTCTATTAGCAGCAAACATAACCTTAATACCCTTAGCAGGAACTTGAAGTCCAACAGTTTTAGTTACATAAGTTGCTGAGTTAGGATCCTTTCCAGGAGTCTTAACCAAAGCACTACTAGAGAACTTATCAACAGGATCGTCTATCCTATTAGTGGTAAGTATTGCACTAACCCTATCAATATCAATAACAGGTGATATGTTAGTATCAGTGCTATCTAAATCACATTGTAAGTTGAATGACTTATTACCAGGTAATGAAGTTAACTTACTATCTTCATTGACTTTAGAAGCAATCATCCGAGGAGAATTAAGATAGTTTGAATTATTTAATTCTATGGATTCATATCCTTTATCATCAAATGATGTCTCAATACCACTTACACTTCTAGCAGTAACTGTTCTTATTCTAGAAACAATAGATGTTCCTTTAGGTTGTAATGTTTGAATATTAGGTGTTATAACCTCATACTGGATATTCTGTGAAGCAAGAATATTCATCTCACCACCATTCTTAGTCTGGTTGAAGTATAGACTTGGGAATCCACCGCCACTAGCACTTCTATTAGTACCAATTGAAACACTATCCGAAGAAGTCTGTCCCATATCAACACCAACATAATAACTATCCATAGTATTAGGATGTGAACCCTGATTAGCCACTTCAGACATATTATGAGTCTTATTAATTCTCCTTAGAGACACTCCATCAAACTCATACTTATATACGAGTTCATTTATTGGGTGTGTAAATGCAAGAGTTGAATCTTGTGCTCTTGTAATTCCACTTAAAGTAGTACCACTAACTGAAGTATACTTAATAAGTTCATCACCAATCTTAATATAACCTGGATTAGTAGTACCAACTCCAACATTCTCAAAGGACGTGAATGCAGCACCTGCACTTACAACCAAGTCTCCTGTATTATCTCTACCATAAGCAGCAGTAAGAGAAGATGGAGCAGCATCACTTTCAACACCGTCTATCTTAACAAGGTTGTTAGATTCATGCATTGCATGATTCCTATGATTAATCTTTATAGTCTTACCATCATAAGTAGGATCGACAATAGCCTGTCCACTCAAAATAGTTACATTAGAACCTGATCCATTAACCTCAGATCTGATACCAGTGTTGGTAACATATACCATACTAGAACCAGCAGCAACAAAGTCGCCCTGAACTTGATCCAAGAATAAAGTATTAGTAAATCCAATAGAAACAATAGAGAGTTGTGCTCCTGTTCCTATACCATTCATAGAAGCAGTTGGAATACCAACCACATCACCAACTTTATATCCTCTACCTCCATCAGTAACACTAACAAGTCCAACTAAACCAGCCTTATTATTAGGATCCTGATAAACAGAACCACCAATTCCACTAGTAGATACCTGAACAGTAACTTCAAGTCCAGAACCACTACCACTAACTGTGAATGGTTGAATGCCTTCTGTTGTTGCAACTGTATATCCAGTACCAGGATTAACTGCTAATAAACTTTCTGTAGAACCACTACTTACAACTGAACCACCAATTGCAATAATACGTCCTTCACCACTAGACAAACCAGAACCAGTTTGAGCAATAGCAACTCCTGTACTAATACCAAGTGTAGTAATACTATCAGCAATAGAAGAAGTTAAACCAAGAGTAACTCTCTTAGACAATGCTGTAAGTGGATTAGGAGAAAGTCCTACGAGTTCATTGTTACCAATGTTCAATTCTGGGTTAAAGAAATTAACTGTTCCAGTTGTTCCAGCAGTAAATTCTGCTTTATTCAATATAAACTTCAAATCTTCAAACTGTGAAGCAGTCCAAGTAGAAGCATTCTGTGACTTGAACAATGAACCAAGATATGGTTGCTGTGTAATAATAACTTTTTGAGATTCACCTAATCCAGTAGTTGTTATATCTTCTTCACCAAGTCTAGAAATCCAAATATTGTATTCTGTTGATGGTGAGATAACAACTAATGCATATTCTCCACCACCTTCAAGATATACTGGTGAATGGAATGTGAACCTTGTAGCAGCGGTAGCATCAGTTGATGTTGTAACCTCAGCAGCTGGTACATCTACCTTACTGAAAGGTAAAATAGTAGTAGTTGGATAACCAGTTTCTACAGTTCTAATTTCAACCCCACAAGGAAGTTCTTCATCCTTAGTAAGGAAGAATAAATCTACACTAGTAAGGAACATACCATTTGGTTCTGGTACACTAAATGTCTCAGCAAGAGGGTCACTCCATCTAGTAATAACTCTCTGTTCAACCATTGTAGTTGTTCTACTAAGAACAACCCCATCTCTTACATCAATAATTCTTCTTTGTTGATCGTTGAGAGTTCTATTATCTGTTAGGTTTTCAACTACAACATCAGCATTTCTCGTATTAATGATAGTTTCTTGAATAGTTTCAAGAACACCAGACGATTCATAATTTCTCTCTACAGCAGTAGTAAGTGTTCCAGGAACAAGAGAGTTAACAGGAGATGATGTAAATCTTAAACTCTTATTACCAGCAGTAAATTGAGGATTCTCTGCATACTTTCCATCTGGAACAAAGAATGAACCAATTAATGTACCAACATTATCCGTTATCAGACGACTAGCAGTAATAGTTGCTTCAGCACCACTTGTTTGCCCTCTTATCTTCATCCCAGCACCACCAGCGATATAACCGTAGAAATCGCCTTGTGGTTGATTCTGTAAACTAAATGTATCTACATTTATAATTGTTGATGTAGACGTATATAATTCAGGGATACCTTGATTGTCGTCATATGGATTTGCAGTAAAGATATCAGATGGAGCATTATATGGTCCATACTTATGATTTGGAGTTGCAACTCTAAATCTCAAATCTCCACCAGAGTTACCAATAAATCCAGCACCATTACCCCAAACAGTTTCACCAACTTGGAATGTACCATTTGTCATGGTAATTTCTAGAAGTTTGGGGAAGACAAAACCAGATATATCTTCACCTTCGAAGAAACCAAACAATTGAGTTCTTGGTTTGCATCCTCGAATTACAAATTCAAGGTTACGAGCCCTCATATATGGAAGATTATCACGTTGAACTACACGATCACCTAAAGATTCGGAATCAATTCTCTCAACTACTCTAGTACCAAGTCCTGTTCTAGACTGTTCAGTTGTTGTAGTAGTTACATCAGAATCTACCTGAACTTGAACATTTGCTGCAGTAACAGCAACCATCCTTGTGTCCCATCTATCTGGTGATCCAAATCCACGGTTACCTGCAATATCAACCATCCTAGGAACTTCATCTGCTACAACTCTCATCTCAGTTGTAGTTACCCTAGTAACATCAACACCAACCCAATCGGTCTGCCATGAATTCCATACTGTAGAAACTAGTCCTGTATTTTCATCAGCACCCATTTCTTCAATAGTATCTTCATAATCACCTTCAATATTAACAACTTGAGCATCAAGTCTTCTGGTATCAATCCAGACATCTGAAGATGGATTCAATTCCATACTTCCACGCCAGAATATTATAGCGAATGGTTGAACGTTCTCTGTTCTAGAAGCAAATGAGTTCTTAACAAATTCTGTTTCTGTATAATCAAGAGTAACTAAATCTCCTGTTCTACGGCAACCACTTCCAATCAAATCAGTAGCAAAACCATAGTCTTGAGAAGGATCTGCAGTTTGTCCAACACCAATAATAGCGTTAGTTCCTAAAAGTAAATCAACAGCAGTTGTATAGTGTGAAGGACGTAATTCGCCTTTATCTTTATCAAGAGAAGCATTAAAGTCTGGATCTAATTTACTAGAAGCATTAAATGACTTAAAGTTATCAACTAAGAATCCACACTTAAACCTATCCA